CATGACCAGAACGTACTCGCAGTTGGGGGCTGACGCTGACGGGTGGCCGTCCTTGAAGCGGTCGATGATGAAGCTGGCGGTGTTGCCGTAGATGGCCCAGTCGGGCTTGATCTTGGCCGACGGCAGCAGGGCTGGCCAGGTGGCCTTGATGGCCCCATCGGCGTGGAACTGCAACTCGTTGCCGATGGGCTTTTGGCGCACCAACAGCGCCGTCTCACCCTCAGCGGCCAGAGAGCAGATATAATTCAAGAGCGATTTCATGATTGGATCCTTTTTAGCGCCCGGCTCCCACCGGGCGTTTTCTTTTACGAGTAGCGGGTAGTGGTCACGCCCTCAGCGCCAAGGGGCAAGCCCTCAGCCCAAGCGGGCGGTGTGCACATGATCTGGTGCATACGGGCGGCGACTGTCTCGGCCTCGTGAGCCGGGCACTCGACGACGATCTCGTCATGCACATGGGCGATAACGCCGTCGAGCTGGCGCAGGGACTCGCGCAAGATGTCGTTGGCCGTGGCCTGCACGACGTTCTCACAGGCCAAGCCCTTCCAAAGACGGGCGCGGGGCCACTCCTTGGCGTCTGCTGCTGGTTTCCATGCTGCTTTGGTGTATGTCACGTTGCCTTGCTCGTCAAACTTGGCGTTGGGGTAGCACAGCACCCGGCCCGAGGGCAGAGCATACCAAAGGGTCTGACCGTCGAACAAGTACACAATCCGTCCGGCCTTAAATTCATGCCCTTTGTTTCTCATCGCACGCAGGTAAGCGTCCTCTAAGACGTTGCCGTGCTGCATGGCCCAAGGGTTGGCCTTGCGCCATCCTTCCACGGCCCGCTGCACCTCGCCGGGCGACAAGTGGATGCCGTAGGCGCGGCCAAACACAGCGAACGCGCCCACGCCGCCCAAGAAACCAAGGGCCAGCTCCTGCACCTTGCCGATCTGACGCTGGTCGCCTGTCACCTCGGTATAGTCCACGCGGAAGGTGGCCGCAGCGTTGACCTTGTACGGGTCAAGGCCCGAGCGGAACACGTCCAGCTTGCCTTCGCCTGCCGGGCAGTTGGACAGCCAAGGATGCACACGGCCCTCGATGGCCGACCAGTCGTAGGCGATTAAGACATTGCCGGGCGCAGCCACGATGGCGGGCCGCAGCATGGTCTTCAAGACGTCGGTGATCCTGGCTCCAAATTGTGGAACAATTTTGTGGCCTCGAACCATTGCTGTGCGGACGGCGTCGGGTTCCTTTGCGCTCTTACGTGGGAAATTATGGACTTGAGCGCCGTAGGATGAAGCGCGCCCTGTTGCACTGCCTCCAGCAAAAACAAGGGCACCTCGCACTCGGTGGTCTTCTTCGTCTGCCAACTGTGCAAGGCGGCTGAACTTCGCAACGCTCGACGCCCAGAGGTCATCGGCGCACTGTATAACCTCGGCCACATCGGGCGGAACTTCATCTGGATTCTCCATCGCGAGCAAATTGGCCCGCACGCTTTTGTCAATACTGTACTTCTCGCCCGTCCACATCAGTTTCTTGGCCTCGTCACCGACGCGGGCCAGCACCCACTCGCGCATCTTGGGCGACCTGACGCTGGTGATCTCCCCCTCGGTGACTTCGGTCACGATCTGTTGAATCTCGACCATCTCGTCAGCGGCGAATTTCACGGCTGAGTGGCACAGCGGCACGTCCACCAAGATGCCACGGTCGTTGATGCGCTCGTTGACGTGGTAGTCCTGCAATTCCATGTCTGAAAGTGGGCGCAGCGCTTGGCTGATCGCCCGCATGGCTTTCACGTCTTGCTCACAATAGGCCACCATCTCAGCCATGAGCGCGGCGTCCTCGCGGAAGCTGCCGTTGGCCTGCGGCACAGACAGCAGCCGGATCAGTTGAGCGCCTCTGTGGTCCTTGCGCATGTCAGCGCCAGCAAAGCGGCCCACGTCTTCGAGCGAGCCAGGCGCGCAGTTGGCGCGGGCCTGCGTGGCGGTGCAGTAAAACTGCTCTAGTTTGGGGGCAGGCACATTGAAATCGGGGCAAACCACATACCAGAGAATTAAACGGTCAAAGCTGGCGTTATGGACGCGAATCTGCCCACCGTTTTTAAAGTGATCCACCACACGCTGCGGAAAAGGTTGCCCAGGCACCCACGTGCTCACGTCTTCGTCATCGAACGCATATGACAGGCAAAGTATCTGCGTTGATGGGTCTCTGGAATAGTTGTAAGCCCCACGTGCCTTAAGATCACAGCGGCTTCTTGTTTCCGTGTCAAGCCACAATATAGTCATGCGTACTCCCACATGTAGCCATACGCCGCACACTTAGCTTTCATGGCCGCGCTAAGCCGTCCGGTACGCCTACCGCGCAATGCTTCTTCTGCGGCGACTTGCGTTTCAAAAACCACGCAACTTTTGTTTTCTACGTGCGTACCCTTGATTGGCGCAATCACTTTTGTGTACCGCCCGGCAGATATTGAATAGTGCACGTTGTCATAGCTGGTCACCCACTCAAGATTACCAACACGGTTGTCACAACGATCAAAATTTTTGTGGTTAACCTGACCGCAGTTTTCTGGGTTTGGTAAGAAAACTGTGGCAACCAAACGGTGGATAGTCTTAGGCGACCGTGTATGTTTACCGCTTAAATACAAATGCACGCACAAATAGCCGTTCGTCATTTTGTTCGGCACCAAAATATGTAGTTTGGCGTTACGCACGCGGCCCTGATTGCTGACTTCATACTGCCCCTCATAGCCGGGGATAGCTTTCCAGTTTTCCATATCAGACAAACAAAAAAGCCCTGTTCTGCATTCTCACCGTGAGGCGTTGGCGGACTCGCAAGGTGCGAGCAGAATGCAGAACAGGGCTTACCTTGAACACGCCGCCAAGCGTGGGGATATTCTAACAGGCGGGGCCGAAACCCCGCCCATCAATTACGCTGCGCGGGTACGGCGGCGTGGTGCCTCGTCTGCCGGGGCAGCTTCGGCAGGCTCACCATCCAGGCTCACCCATTCGACAATCTCGAACACCGGGGTGTAGATTTTGCCGTAGGACTTGTGGGCATAGCTGTCTTTCTTCAGGCGCACGATGGCGACTGGTTTGGACTGGTCCTTCTCCACTTGGTCAGCCAAGGCCACGGCCAAGGTCTGCACTGCACGCTTACCGCCGACTGACGTCACGGTGTAGCGGCACTCAGTGCCCTTGTCGTCGCCCGAGACGCATTGCAGGCTCATGCCCACTTGCGACTCCCAGCCCTTCTTAGCGCTTGGAGGCGCTGCGTCGAGTTCTGGCAGTGGGTTGGCCACGCTGGTCATCTTCTCGCCCAGCACCTCGCCATCACCCCAAGCGATGAAGCCGTGGACGAAGGAGAACGGGTTGACGGCCCATGTGCTATCAGGTTCGATTTCGGTCTGGTCAGAGCCGAACACCCAGTGACCGCCCTTGTCCATCTTCAGGATCGCAACGCCGCCAGCAGCGCTGACGTCGGTGGCAATACTGCGCAAGGAGTTGGACAGTGAGGAGACTGCGGGGAGGTTTGCTTTAGAGAATGTAGCGAGTTGCATACTGTACTTTCATTGGAGTTTAGAAAGGGTGGCCCGGAGGTCGCCCAGTTGAAGAATGGCTGGCCGGGGATCGCTCTCCGGTGCCATTGTGGTGCCCGACGACACTGACTTGACGAGATCGTCAGGCAGTGCTGTCTTGCTCTTTTTCAGCACCTTCTCGGCTTGAGCCGGGCTGAGTAATTCTTCCTTGTAGATTTCCGAACGAGGGACGCCCATGTCGTGTAGCGCAGCCGCCGCCTTGGTCTCATCGACCCACTGGCGCTGCCCACGCTTTTGCACCAGCTTGTAGCCTGGCACGGGCATGTCCTTCTCAAGGAGCTGCATGGCCAAGCCGCGCAGGTCTTTGATCCAGTCTTCGAGAAGGTCTGCATTCTTCAGGTAACGACCGAGCGTGTCAACGTCTATTTCTTTGAGCTGTGTCACCAAGGCGCGGTCCACAGCGCCAGTCATCTTCGGGCACACAGGCTTGGCTGCGCACCAGCGGCAGTGATCGCCGTGTTGTATTTTCGCGTCAGGCTGCTGCGCTTCTTTCACGGCCTTGACCAGACCACGCTCGAACTGCGCGATGCGGTCCTTGGTCGTCACCCAGCGGCGGATCATGGGCGGCTGGATGATCACGCACTCGATCTCATCCGCGCCGTCGAACGCCCACGCCGTCTCTTTGGTCCGCATGGCGGCGGCTGCGTAGAACATGAGCTGGTCGTTCTCTACAGCATCGACAACAACGCCATCACCAAACTTCCAGTCCAGTACCACAGCGCGAGTACCGATCCGACCGACAAGATCAGTGCTACCAAACACACCAGGCAATAGATCGCCGAACCTAACATGAGTTTCCACTTCATAAATCATGTCCTTGTTAGGGTCTACCTCGTCCAGCAGCTCCAGCGCCACGACGAGTTTCTCATCCAGCAGCTCTTGCGTGAGCACTTGGTCTTTGTATGTGCGGCCCAGCCACGCGGTGATCGGCTTGCTGTCTTGGTCGAGGAACTCGCTGATGACGTCATGCAGCAAGGTGCCGCGATCCGCGTGCTCGCTCGATGGCTTGGGCGGCATCTTGTTGACGAGCCGCACACTGCCAGGGCAGTTGATGACGCGCTTGGCGGTGCTACCGCCGACGATATTACTGTGCTGCATCTTCTGTCTCCGTTGTCAGCGCGGTCAAGGCGTCGCGCAGCTTCTCGGCTTGCTCTTTTGTGAGGTGGGTGGAGGTGTAGCCGCAGTGACGCATGACGCTTATCCAAACGCCACCCTCATAGTGAGAGACACTAACGCTGCTGTTGTCAGCGCCTTTGACTTGGTATTCCATTTGACTGTCCTTGAGTTGATTGAGCCTCTATCATAACACACAAAAATTTTGTTGCGCAAATCTTTTTTTCATGTATTATTCGTGCCATGCTAGAAAAACAAGTTGAAGCCTATCTGATCAAGCGCGTCAAAGACGTGGGTGGTCGGGCGTACAAGTTCACCAGCCCCGCGCATCGCGGTGTTGCTGACCGGATCGTGTGCCTACCCAACGGGCAGACGTGGTTCGTCGAGGTCAAGACCGAGGGCGGCAGGCTCTCGGAGTTGCAAAAGGTCTTCGCTGCTGACATGGCGAAGATGAATCAGAAATACACATGCCTATGGAACAAGGAGCAAATTGATGACTTCATTACCGATAACACTTGAAGAAGACGAGGCGTTTGATGCTTTGTCTAAACAGGTTGGCGGCAGTCACTACAAGGACAAGGGCATTCAGCCGATCATCTACATCCACGCCAACAACCTTGGCTTTTGCGAGGGCAACGTCGTGAAGTACGTCACCCGCTGGCGCGACAAGAACGGCGTTGCTGATTTGAAGAAGGCGATCCATTACCTTGAGCTGCTGATTGAACTCAATGAAACTGCGTGACTACCAAGAGCAGGCGGCTGACTTCCTGTACGAGCACGACCGGGCGATGATCCTGGCTCCTGTTGGTGCGGGCAAGACAGCCATCTCGCTCACGGCCATGTGGGAGATGTGGCGCGACCAGCACGTCAAGCGCTGGCTCGTGCTCGCACCCAAGCGCGTCTGCACCGACGTGTGGCCGGTGGAGGTGCCCAAGTGGGCACCGATGCTGTCGGTCGCTGTCGCTGTGGGCACGCCTAAGCAGCGGCTGGCGGCGCTTCAGTCTAAGGCGCAGGTGGTCGTGACCAACTACGACAACATCCAATGGCTGGCCGACCAGAAGTTCGCGTTTGACGGCGTGGTGTTCGACGAGCTGACCAAGCTGAAGAACCCATCAGGCGCACGCTTTAAGGCGCTGAACAAGGTGCTCGACTGCCCAGTGCGCTGGGGCCTGACCGGCTCGTTCACCAGCAACGGGCTTGAGGACGTGTTCGGCCAGTGCAAGATCGTTGACCAGACGCTGCTGGGCCGCGCCAAAGGTGCGTTCATGCAGCAGTACTTTGTCTGCACCAACCGCGAGTTCGGCGACTGGACCCCGCGCCGTGGGGCGCTGGAGCAGGTCATGGCCCGCATCAAGCCCGCGACGTTCGTGTTGGAGCCTGGCGAGTACAAGGACAAGTTGCCGCCCCTGCACACCGTGGAGCTGCACTGCCAGATGGACATGGCCGACTACAACAAGCTCAAAAAAGAGTTCGTTTTAGGTGACGTCGTGGCGGTCAACGCTGCCGTGGTCACGCAGAAGTTGCAGCAGATGTCGTCCGGCTTTCTGTACACCGATAACGGCCCGGTCTGGCACTCGCAGCACAAGTTCGACCGGCTTGAAGAATTACTAGAGGAGAACCAACATGCAAACACACTTATCGTCTATCAATACAAGGAGGAACTCGCAGAGCTTAAACGACGGTTCAAATGGCTTGTCACACTCGATGATGCCGACGCTATCGAGCGCTGGAACGCGGGTCAGGTACGGCTGCTGGCCGTGCATCCTAAGTCGGCGGGCCACGGTCTTAACCTCCAGCACGGAGGGTGCCACTTGGTATTCCTGTCTTTGCCGTGGAGCCTTGAGCTGTACGAGCAGACCGTCGGGCGCTTGCACCGATCCGGCCAGCAGCGCCCCGTGTGGTGCTACGTCATGCTGACCGACAAGACCGTGGACGCGAAGATTTGGACCGCGCTCCATGACAAACAAGACCTATCAACTATCGCCTTGGAGGCACTGAAATGAGCAAAGAAGCAATGAAGCTGGCGCTGGAGGCGTTAATTGGAGCTAGAGCGTTTCTTGAAAGCGATGCGCCAGTTGAAATATGGGGCTTGAATGACAAAGCCATCACCGCCCTGCGAGAAGCACTGGCAAAGCCTGACTTCTGGGAAGGCTACGTTCCTGAGCCAGACAGCACGTGCAGCAACGCATTACGCATTCAACACAAACCATACCCCCGCACCTGCAAGAAATGTGGGCTTGGGCCTTGCGTTGAGTTAGCACAGCAAGCCCTCGACAAGAAGGCAGAGAACGCCAGAGAGTTGGGGCTGGACTATGAGCCAGCACAGCAATACAGCGCCACATCAGACCATCGGTTGATGGAAAACGCACAAGGAGAGCTAGAGCGAAT